CACCGACCTGCGATAACATAAAGCTATTACCGCGATGTCTATGTCAACTAGTTCTCAACCTATAATTGATAGTACTAAAAAAAAGATATGTACTATTATAGATTGGAAGCATGGAAATCAGGGGGGTCTATCTCTGCTTGCAGAGGTAAAATCTGATTTCAACTCAACTTTCGGACTGGTAGTTTCCGGTTGGGGTTCCGGGAGAGAAAATCCTTTCTCTCGCGAATATATCTGTGATTTTCTCACAGAAATAAAGCTCCCTTCAACTTTATATGATAAGATTTCTTTAATCATAGAAAATTTAGTTGAAGCTTTCACCCAAGATCGTAAAACGTCATGTAAGTCTATTGAGTCTTATATGGAGGATTACCTGGAGGTCTGTAGAGCCAGGGTTTGGGCGCTCTACTCTGGTGTATGTGACACCTGTTATTGTTATACAGGAAGATTACCTTCCAAAAAGGCTTCGGAAAAGTTCTTAAAAAGGTATTTTATTTTTTCTATTCTTGATGAATTAGAAGAAAAATATAAATATCATACTAATTACTTAGCATGTTCTTTAACTGAACATTCTGAATTACCTAGTGGAAGTGTATATCCCGGTGAACGGGCAGGTGTGGTGATTGGTGGTTGGGTTCGAAGGTATTTTACTAAGAAGACACGATCTCTTAAAGAGAAGATCGGGTTTGCAAAATCTTTGTTGAATGCTAAGAGAGCTGCGAAGGCTATAAGCCAACGTAAGCAGATCCAAGCGGTCATTGATCATCAGCAAAATATGCTAGGGAAGGGCTACAAAGCCACTGCTTATCAAGCTTCCTTTCTAACTGACGTAAGAAAGAAAATCGATAAGTTAGTTAAACTTATATATCCACGGAATATTGAAGAACATATTCCAGTTTGGAGAATACCATCACAAGGCGCTTGTTATCAGAATAATAAGAGAGCCTACGGTTCCATGGGAAAATTCTATCAGGAGTACTATCGTCAAGATGTTAATTCACATTTTGCTGATCTCGTCGTTCAAAACGAGATTAACTTATGTAATACACTTAATGATATAGGAAACTGGGTAGATATAAAAATACCAATCTTTAGCTTTGGTTTCAACATAAATGATATGCGGAAAATGCTAATGGAAAGGTTATATACAACTACGAAATGTAGAGCACGTTTTGCAAAGGTTTTAGAGCCTTTCAAAGTTCGTGGAATTACAGCTTCCGATTGTTATGTATACCAGTTTGGTAGAATGATCCAACCAGTACTGCATAAGTACTTGAGAGATCCGGATGGGCCGTTTAGATTTATTGGAAAACGTCATAATGAAGACGATATCAATAAAGTCTATAAGGGTGTAGTATTCCATACTGAGGAACAGAGGATTCAAGATCCTTTATGTTTCAATTATGATAAGTGGAATTATAAGACTTTCTTTGTAGCAGGTGACTATAAAAGTGCGACGGACAACATGGAGCCGTCCTTACCTGAACAATTTATAACCTCTTTATGCGCATGGTCCAATTTATCGGACGAATGGAAAAGAGTGTTAAAACTTACTCTAGGTTCTCATATTATAGAGTACCCTCGGATAGATGCTTTGTACAAAGATCTAATGGAGAAATATCTTCTTGAAGTCGACCAAAAATGGGGTCAACTGATGGGATCGCCTACTTCTTTTCCGATACTCAATATTGTCAATGCGGCAATGTTTTGGGTATCTGTGGAATTTCAGTTGGGTATTGAGGTTAGTTGGTTCGAAGTTCTGAAAGAGTTCAGACCTCTCTTCAACGGTGATGATATAAGCTTTGTTTCAAACAAAGATCATTATCAAATTTGGAAAGATGTGTGTACTGGTTGTGGCCTTGCGCTCAGCCCAGGAAAGAACTACTGTTCTCAACATTTTGTTAATATAAATTCTACTGATTATACAGCTGAATTATTAGAAAATGGTGATTTTAAAGTTGTTGGTTCCCTTAAGGAAAGCTTCCTTGTTAATGCAGGCTTGCTGCGTGGACAAGGTAAGGTTTTATTAGATGAAAGAGATTTAAGAGATGGTCAGATTCCCCGTACCAATATTTTTGGTGACGAAGAGGAAATTCCTGAGACAGGTCTCTCTCCTACTGTTGATAAGTTATTTGAGTGTATTCGAACAGCCGATGCTGAGCAGAGAAGAAGAACTTTAGAAGTCTTCTTTGAACATATGAGTGTACGCTTGTCGAAGAGCAACCGTTCTTGGTTGCTACCTCGTCATCTTGGTGGTTTAGGTCTTCCTTTTGGTAGTGTAAATGAATCTCAATTTGAGGTTGCTTTACAACAACTTAAAGATTATAAAGACCTGTCAGATTATAAGCACAAGGGTGAATTTGTTACCCAGTCAAATGAATACTGGAGAGCTCTACGTGAGAGTCTTCCAGAATCAGTAGACATAAGAATGCCTATGGTTTACCATGGTTATCAGGATGATCCTTTATTGGATTATCATGAATTGCCTTGTTTATCAATGTGTTTCCTCTCTGACGGTACAATTCCAGATAAATGGAAAGAAGAACCAAATAAGAAAAATAAAAAGCGAAAGAATAGACATCCTGAGTATCGTTTTATTAAAATAAAAAGAAAGTTTAGAATGAATAATCCCTCGAATGTTATAGACCATAAGAATACGACGCAACGTGACAAAGAACTCATCTTGACCACCTTATTAGAGACGAAATTATCGTCCGGTGGATCGAAGAAAGAAGTTAGGGTGGACGTTTGCATACCCCGGGTTGAATTTTCGGATATTATGGAGGTTGATCCTCTATTTATATTTAAAGAATTTGACTTCCCTGAGCAGAATTAACTGTACTGGGAATCTCGTGTGGAGGAATACATTGGGTATATCAATTAGTAAATCTATAGATATAGGGTTCGAAACCTGTATTGTGTAGATCTTAACCGGCAAGGGAGAGCCTTGCTTACACTTGGTATATGTATATGTACTCTGCAAAGGGGGTTCGGTGATACGTAATCATCGAAAAGTAGAATTGAGTTCTAACTAGGAGTTAAATCTAATTCGAATTTATCATGTTATAAACATCCATTGGGAAGGAGATCCCCCAATGTATTATAAAATAATGTGGTAGAGTCGTTTGAAGATGACCTCGCTACCTAGTAGAACTGCAAGAACAATTCTACACGAG